CTGACCGCCGAAGAAGTTTATAAAAAAATTGCAGAGAACAAAGTAAATCACAGGGAGCCGGCACTTTCGCGGTTCCTATTTTAATTCAAAAGGAGAATAAAAATGACCATGAAACTCAGTGAAAAGCACAAAGAACTCAAAAATTACAGCGAGAAGAGAAGGGCCTTCCTTGCGCTGGTGCAGGATGAAGGATCGACGCAGGAGGCACAGAACACCGCTTATGCGGAAATGATCGATGCCCTGACGGATGATTGCATGGCCGCCGCCGAAGCGGAAGGGATGAGAGCGGCGGAGAATAAGTTTAATGAGCTGCAAAAGTTTGGGGGAACAAAGCTTTCGTCTGACGAGATAAAGTTTTTCAACAATCTCGATACTGACGTAGGCTACAAGGAGGAGCTGCTTCTGCCGCAGCAGACAATTGACCGAATTTTTGAAGACTTGACAGAGTCCCATCCGCTGCTTACAGAAATTGGACTGCAAAACGCCGGGCTTCGCTTGAAGTTTATCCGGAGCGAGGTTAGCGGTACTGCAGTATGGGGCAAGATTTACGGGGAAATCAAGGGGCAGCTGGATGCCGCATTCGCGGAGGATGAAGACATCCAAAACAAGCTAACGGCTTTTGTGGTAGTCCCTAATGATTTAACCGAAATGGGACCAGGCTGGGTTGAACGCTTTGTGCGTACACAGATCGTCGAAGCCTTTTCGCTCGCGCTCGTGTTGGCTTATGTAAATGGTGACGGAAACGACAAACCGATTGGACTGCGGAAAGATGTATCCGAAGGCGTAACCGTCACGGGCGGAGTATATCCGGATAAATCCATAAGCGGAACGCTGACCTTTAAGGATGCCGACAGCACTATTAAGGAGCTGACGGAAGTAATGAACAGCCTCTCCGTAAAGGAAAACAGCAAACGAATTACAGTCGATGGGAAGGTCCTTTTAATATGCAATCCCTCGCAGGCCTGGGCGCTGAAGGCTCAATATACGATACAAAATGCCAACGGCGCATTTATTACGGCGCTACCGTTTAATGTGAAAGTTGTCGAGGCGGAAGGCGTCCCGGAAAACGAGGTGATTGCTCTTGTTCGGGGTCGTTATGATGCCTATATCGGCGGAGGAACACGTATTAAAAAGTTTGATCAGACGCTGGCAATCGAAGACTGCACGCTTTACACGGCAAAGACTTTTGCCCATGGTAAGGCGCGCGATAATAAGGCCGCCCTGCTGTACAAACTAGACCTCGAAGGATTGGGGGCGTAAAGAATGAGCTATGAAGTTATCGTTTCATTCGCGGACATGGAGGATAATTATTTCGGGTACAAGGCAGGCGACGTCTACCCGCGTGAGGGAATGACGCCAACCAGCGAACGAATCAAGGCGCTGAGCAGCGCAAAGAATAAAAGAGGCGTTGCCCTGATCAAGAAGAGCAAGGAGAAAACAAATCCTGACAAAGAGGTGTAAGCGATGGATATTCCTTATGAAGTCTTGAACGAATTTAAAGGGCGGATGAAAATCATGCACAGCGGAGAGGATGACAATCTGAAAGGGTTGTTATCCTCGTCTTGCGTGGCGCTGAATAAAGCATGCGGCGTCTTTGACTTTAACAATGAACAAGGCAAAGAATTAGTGTTTGAAAGAGCCAGATATGCCTATAACGACTCACTGGAATTTTTCGCGGACAACTTTTTAACAGAAATCATTAACCTGACTTTGGCTTTGTACGAGGAGGGCGGCGGAGAATGAAAAAACAATCCTACAAAACCCCAGACGTCCACAGCGGAAATCTGCGGACGCCGGTAACGTTTTACGAGTATGCGCCGGCAGAGGGACCGGATCCCGGGCAGCAGGAAAAGAAAATCCTGTATCAGTGTTATGCACAGGTCTATGCTCCGTCGATGAAGGATTTGGAAATTATGAGGGCGACGGGAACGAAAGAAGCTGTAACTATGCGTATCCGTGATCCGGGGAAAGAATACATTCCGACCAACAAGCATTTCGCGGAGATGGATGACTACCGCTACACTGGCCGGCGCTTTGACGTTGTCGATGTTGCCTATGATGTGGAAAACAATCGTATTGTCAAGATGTTATTGGGGTATACGTCATGAGTACATACGGGAGTTTTGACATCAAAGGGATAAAAGAGCTTGAAAAAGCCATTACCGAAAAATATTCCGGGACAAAGGTCCGAAACATCCAACGGCAAGCCATTAATAGCGGCGGCGACGTAGTCGGCGAAGAACTCAAAAGCAGCTTTAATGCCGTTAATGACAAGGGCTACTCGAAAGGACACACGGCGAACGAGGTCACACGCAGCAACGCGCGAACCTCAAATGATATCGTAAGCGCAAAGGTCGGATGGAGCGGCCCGCAGAGTCGGTGGCGCCTGGTCCACCTGGAAGAGTGGGGGTATGTCAGAAACGGCAAGCAGTATAAGCCGCCGAGCTACGGGACAATTGAAAAGACGCTGAAAAAGCTGGAAATTCCCTATCTTGAGGCGGTGCGAAAGGGGTTGATGGAGTTCGTATGAAAGATATGCTGGACATTATTTATGACGCATTTTTAAAAAATGAAATAATCGCAGGCGAATGTGAGGGGCGGATTAAATACTATCTCTATCCAGAGACAGCCGACACATCAAAGCCATTTATCACAATTCGCCCCATGCGGCCGCCCAGCGCGGCAAATTATGCGTCAGACAAAAATCTAAGCTACCAATTTGCCTACCAGATCGACGTACAGTCACACGATCGCAAAACATGCAAGCGGCTGCAGCATGAAATCAAAAATGTATTGGAACAATTAGGGTTTACTCAGCAGGCCAATGACGGTCTTGACGAGTACTTTGACGAAACGAAGCGTTTTGTAGATGCAAGGCGTTACTTTAAGACGTCTGATCTGCACGACACCGACTACTAAAAAAGGAGATAATCATGAGTATCTTAATCGGATTTAAAAGAGCGAAAATTCAGCCACTCGATAAAACGGGGCAGGCCGAAGGGGATGTAATTATTGTGGAGGGTACGCAGGATGAGGGCGCGGCGCAGGAGGCGAATATCAGCGGGCTGTCTGCCGAACCTATCCGCGTATACGGGTCAAATGTGGCCTATTATGTTGCGCAGAAAGGAACCGGTGACGTGACCGTGGAATTAAAACTCCTGGATCTTCCTAGCGCGGCAGAGGATCGAATTCTGGGCTACAAAACAGATCCAACATTAAAGGCGCAGTTTATCGGCAAGGATACGGAGCCGCCGTACTGCGCGGTTACTCTGGAATCAGAGGACTCCCAGGGGAATGTTGCAATGTTTGGATTCTTCAAAGGAAAATTCAGCAAATCGGACATTGCATTAAAGACAAGAGAGGGCGGCAACTTTGAACCGACCGGAGAGTCCTACAGCTTCGTGGCAATCGAGAGCGACAGGGTGGACGCATCGCAGGACAACACGATGGTTAAGTTCATCGGCAAGGGCGAAGACGCGAAGGCAGTGGAAGCTCTGACGCTTGCAACGGCGGGCTGACCAACATAAGGAGGTGTTATATCATGGCAAAAACATATATTAAGCTCGAGCAGGAAGACGGAAGCTTTTTGGAGTTTACGAAAGACCGGATCAAGGCCCGCTGGGTCAAAGAGACCTTTAAGCTTGAAAAGAAGCTGGCCGAGCTGGGAAGGAAGGGCGACTATGACAAGGCGCTTGATTTACGTATTAGTTTTATCGTTGATCTCTTTAACAAACCCGGCCTAACGCTGGAAGCAATCTATGAAGGCATTGACAGCGATAAAATCATTACAGAACTCGACCGGATCATGAGCGATATCCTGGGACGTTCAGGGGACAGCACGCCGGGGGAGTCGTAACGCCGGACGAGGCGCTAGAAAGTTATTACAGGATGTGCAGGCAGCTAATCAAAGCGGGGTGGACGCTGAGCGATGTCGAAGAGGCGGATTTTGAGACCCTGGTAGAAGTTGTCTGCACAAGTCCCTCAAAAGGAAAACAGAAGAAAATTGATCTGATGGATTATATGAAAGGGGAAGGGGGCAGATAAATCGGCTCCCGTCTCTTTATTTTTGCGCGAAACGAGGTGAGAAGATGGCAGTAGGACAACCGCTTGGACAAATGATTATCGAATTAGGGCTTGACAGCAGCACCTTTGCGTCCGGAATGAAGGGTGTCAAGCAGCAGATTACAACAGCTACAGGCGAAATGAAGGCACACCTTAGCGTTATCGGAAACAGCGGAAGCGCAGTTGACATCCTTAAGGCGAAACAGAGCGGCTTAACCACGGTCATCGACGCGCAGAACAAAAAAGTACAGCTGGCAAAAGAAAAGTACGAGGCCTGCCGCGCAGAAGTCGAAGGTAACGCGGGGGCAACGCAGGCGCAAAGGGACGCTCTTGTCAGAGCACAAAATGAGTATGTCAGGGCGATAGGTGAGCTGGGGAGTTACGAAAACCAGTTAAGGGAAGTCAACATTAAGCTGACAGCGATGGAGTCGGGGGTTTACAAAGTCGGGGACGAATTAACCGTTTTGGGTCAAAGATTGACCTCGGCCGGCGACCAGATGATCAACATTGGAAAGACTCTGACAACAGCAATTACAGTGCCGCTTTTGGCGGTGGGTACGGCGGCGGTAAAAGTTACGGCTGACTTTGAGTCGTCGATGTCACAAATACAGGCAACTCTGGGCATTACGTCGGATGCCATGTCTGACCTAAACGGCCAGTCCGTTAATACGATGGATGCCCTCCGTGATCTGGCGAAAGAGATGGGAAGCAACACCAAGTTTACCGCTTCGCAGTCCGCAGATGCTATTAATAACCTGGCAATGGCGGGATACCGAACCCAGGAGATTTATGATACGCTGCCGCAAGTATTAGCGCTTGCGTCAGCTGGTAATTTAGACTTAGATTATGCCTGCCGGCTGGCTGCCAATGGCCTGAACACCATGGGGCTTGAAACAAAAGACCTGCAGGAGCTGACGGATAAAATGGCAGTAACGGCATCAAGTGCTTACGGGAGCGTAGCCAATTTTGGAGAAGGCATCTTAGCGGTAGGCAATCAGGCGGATCTATGCAATGTTAATCTAACAGATACTTACACGGCGTTAGGCATTTTAGGTGATAACGGTTACTCGGCAGCTGCAGGCGGTACAATGCTCCGAAATGTGCTGAAAAATCTCTACACCCCAACGGACGTAGCAAAAAAAGCGCTGAAGGAATTAGGAGTCGAAAGCGCAGACTCCAGCGGAAATCTGCGTAATGTGCAAGATGTCCTGCAAGACCTTGGCGGAGCTTTGGACGGGCTGACGGCCGACGAACGAGTTAATGTCATGAATACTATTTTTGACACGCGTACTATAGCGGGCGCTAATGCCCTTGTCAAGGAGAGCGGTGACCGGTGGAACGAATTGTCGGATGCTATCGATAATTCATCTGGCGCGGCCCAGCAAATGGCGGATACTCAGATGGACAATTTAAACGGCCAATTAACAATCCTAAAATCCGGGGTCGAAGGAATAGGGATATCTTTCGGCGAAATCATGCTTCCTGCAATCAAAAAAGTCGTCTCGGGAGTCCAGGGGTTAGTGGATTGGTTAAACAACCTCAATGACCAACAAAAACAAACGATTGTTAAAGTTGCGTCTGTCGTAGCAGTAATAGGGCCTGCCGTCCTGATTGTCGGGAAGCTGACAAAAGGCATTGGAAAGCTGATAACCAACATCGGCGATGGCATGAAAGCCTTTGCCTTGTGGGCGGCAAAGATTACTCATACAACAACCGCACAGACCACGCAGACGACGGCCACGGCGGCGTCAACCATCGCGACAGGCGCGAACACGGCGGCTAACGCCACAAATACCTCCGGCTTAATGACCAGGACTGCAAGAGTATTATTGGACAGCGCGGCGTCTAAGGCCAGTGCAGTTGTCGAGGGAGCGCGAAACTTAGTAATAGCAGCCGGTAATGGCACGCTTGCCCTGCAGGCGAAGGCCTTGAATGCGTCGATTGCGGCAAAAATAAAGGACAAGGCCGCATCGATAGCAAGCGCGGCAGCCGAAAAGGCAGGGGCGCTTATTACTGGTGTATCAACCACACAGATATCGCTATCAACCATCGCAACAACCGCGAAGACAGTGGCAATGGGAGCCTGCACGGTTGCGGCAGGATTCTTAAAGGCCGCGCTTGCCGCGCTGGCGGGGCCGATCGGAATAGCAGTGGTCGCGGTTGCGGGGCTGGTTGCCGGCGTGATCGCCGCGGTAAGCTGGTTTACCCGAGAGACAGAAGCGTCCAAAAAGCTAAAAGCCGAAATCGAAGAGCTAACAGAGGAAAACGATACGTTGATCGATTCCTTGGACGGAACCGAAACAGCGCATCAGGACAATGTCGCATCGATCAAAGCAGGGACAGCTGCCTCGAAGGATCTGACAGACAAGGTAAAACAACTTTACGCGGTCGAGAATAAAACGGCTGCGCA